AATTTAGAAAGACTATCATTGTTAAGTTTTTTATTTGTATCGATAAACTTCAGGAATGTTCTCATAACATTTTTCAGATTTGATTTAATAGGTCCATAATACTTTGCAACTAAGTATAAAGTATATCTGTCCAATTTAACAATATTGGTTTTAACTGGAACTAATGAAATTGGTTTCTTTAAAATTGTACCAGATGATTTAATAATTTCTCTAAGTTGCTTCAAATATTCAACAACAATGGATAATTCTTGAATATTCTTTTGACTACCATCAGAATTTAAGAAATACATTTTTTCCTTATATTTGTTCAGATAATTTCTTATTTTTTCGTCATTAACTTTATTCATTAATTTTTTGTCATCACCACCAATTATTCCTTTATGACCTCTTAATGCATCATTGGTCAAGAATGTAAATATATTTCCTACAATGTTTAATCCACCATATACCGAATAATTGGCATTATTTTGTGGCAATTTTTTATTCATAATTGCCTTAATTGCAATTGATCCAGATCTTGCATAATGTTTTAATAATAACATCAGTAATGGAGCATATCTTTTAATATCTTCAATATACGAACTTGGCAATTCTGAGAAATCATCTGTCATTAAAACTGCCTTACCTCGGTAAGTTGTAATATACTTGTATAATAAGTACATTTTGTCGCTAAATGGATTATTTTTATCGAAAACTTGTTGTATATTCATTTCCAATAATGTCTTTTCAGGAGTTATTTCACTATTTCCTGCTACACTAGTGAAACTTTCGAATAATTTCCTATAACCTAAACCATTTTGTTTTTCAAAGAAAATTTGGTAAATCATAAATAAAGTGTATTCAAATGATAGAATATTATTTTTAATTGGGAACCCTTTTTCGAATAATTCAAATGCAATTGAAAGGTATTTGTCATTATCATTTTTTTCCGTATATTTTGCCGGATGAGGAATTCTTATATAATTATTGCCCAATAATGCCGGAGCCAAACATAGGTATTTGTTATTAGCTGTTTCATTATTGCTAAATGCAACTCTGGGAGATTCATCATATTCCCAAATTGGATTGAAAAATAAAGAATCGTAATTAATATTGGACATAACAATTCCCTCTCGTTTAAACAAATCATTATGCATTTGAACTAAAACATTCATAAAATTATTTACATTGTTTAAATCATTAAAGTTTGCTTTTAATTGATTGTGTAAATTAATAACAGTCGAAAGTGTTTTGTTGCAAACTCTTGCAAGTGTTGAAAAATCCAATTTAGGAATTGATTCTCCTTCCGTTACAGATACCAAGTCGGTTAGTACGGATGATAAATTGTAAATATTTAAATTAAGATTTATTAAATTGTTATATTTGATATTTCCAAAAATGTTAATATTGGCTGCCAGTCTAACATAAATTTTAAACAATAGTTTGGCCGGTGCAAATACCAACTCTTTATATTCAATAATACTAGTATTTGTCATATTAGTTCCAGATTGACTAATATTTTCAAAAGACGAAACAAGAACATTTAATTTTTCATATGGATTTGTAACCATTTTAAGTTTGTTTTGAATTGAAAAGATAGTTCCTCTTAATCCAACTCTTTGACTGTATGAAAGAGAAGGATTGTTCATTGGATTAGTAGTAACAGTATTTTCATAAACATTATCCATTTCATTTAGCAACAATTCAATTTTCATTCTGAAACTATGCATAATTGAAATAATAGATAGTGGATCATAATTAGAGTCTTTAATATCGAATGTTCGAATACCAGTCATAGATACAGGATACGTATCGGAAGGAACAATAGAATTATATGAAGACTCGGATTCTCCATCTAATAAATTGGCAAGTGAAAAATTGGAATCAATTTCTTTTGCTGTATTATTTAAATTATCCAAAGTATATTGAGGGAATTGTTCTTTTTCTTGTTGTTGCATATATTGTTTAATTTCATCAGTTTTAACAATTCCATATCTGTAATTTACTTCTTTTACAAATCCATATATTACATTTCGAATTTTTTCTTGCAAAGTTTTTCCATTTTCTCTTTCCAATAAAACATTACATTGGTCAATAAAACCTGGAAGGAAATCATTGCTTTGATATTGAGAAAAGTTTTTCAAAAATGCAACTTTCATAATTTTATCATATTTATTTGCACCAATACTTGGCAACATTGCAATTTTATATGATGATCCAATTAAATTTCTATAAACATTGATTAATGGTGCTCCGTTAGTATCATCATCTGAAAAGAATAGATATTTGTAAAATTTAACCAATAAAAATAGTCGCAAATAAAGTTCCATATTATCATTGACAATATTTGGAATTCTATCCATAGGTTCAACTTCCAAGTTACCACCATAAATAGTTTTTAATCGCTGAATTGGCAATTTATTTTTATCGTTAGAACTATTCAAGAATTTGTTATACATTAAAACATTCATAATTTTTGAAAATACAGCCTTTAATCCAATACTTAATAATAAATCGGATTCATAAATATATGTATTTAAAGTAGCTCTTAATAATGTATTTTCTTTGGAAAATTTAAAAGCTCCAGAACTAACTGGGTCTTGATATGGAGTATAATTTTTATTAGTATTGGCAGCTTTATTATTATTTAAAAATGCATAAGTTCCAGCGTCTAATAAATTATTCAATAAACTAAATGATGATTCGGTAGTCTGATAAGGTGATACAATATTATTACCAAAATCTCTTTTTGCAATATGAGATGCACAACATCCACCACCAACTTTATAAATCACAGGATACATAGTGGTATAAATTATATACTTTCGAATATTTTTATAAATTTCGCCTAATTTCATAACTGGATTTTTATTTTTGTTTTTATAGGAATTATCAATACTCTGGAATATTGAGAATAAATTCTTCATAATTCCAATGTTATCTACTGCCTTAGTAAGTTTTGCAATTGCAAGACTGTATAACGAATCTTGTTTTTCTTTGTCTAAAAATTCAACAGTTGGAATTTCGTTATCTTGAATTGGAGTAGCACCTTCTTCTACTAATCTAAACGCACTTGCGTTTTTAACTGCACCACCTTGATTTGGATTATAACTAGAATTATCATTTGACAATAATGTATTTCTATTTTTTTTAGTGTGAGGATGGCCTTCCAATCCTCCGTACAAATTAACAACATTTTGTTGGGACCTAATAAACTCGGCACCTCTGTTTGGATTTTCCAAAGTTGGCAAGTATTGGGCATTTGCCGGATCGTATGCAAACATTAATACTGGAATTTCTTCACCTAATACTTTGTATTTATTTTCCGGTACACATGTTGGGAGTTTATCAGAATAATATTTGTTTTTACTCATATTAATAGGTGGCGCTCCTTGGACCGATTGCACAGTAAATCCATTATTTTGAACCGAAATAGACTCCATTTGGAATAAATTCGAAAATTCTTCGAGTTGTTTATCAAAAGTTGGAGATATCCATTCCCGATCAATAACAACTTTTTTCAATAATTCAGCAACAGTTTTCATACCATCATCATTATTGATTACATCGGTTTGATAATTGGTAATAAAATAATCCAAACCTTGCATTGCACGTTTCAATTCAATAATACCTTCCAAGTTGTGTTTAATTACTTTTGTAAATAGATCTTTTTTGATCGGGAAATTTTCCAATTCTACATAGTTATTAACCATACTATCAATTACAGAATTAATATTGTTAATTTCTCTTCCAACAATCTTGGCAGTCATGGTTTCTTGGTCAGATTTATATGAATCCAAGTCTTTAATAGATGTGGTCATACCATATCGGAGTTTGCTAATTAAAAATCCTCTTGAAAATTGATCTGAAATCTGGCTTAATTTAAATGTTCTAAGTCCACCATAAAATTCATATGAATTTCCACCATATAATGACATATCTTCATATTCAACCGATGATGGAGTCATAGTATCTTCCGAATTTGCCCATTCTTTCAAGAATTTTAAATATTCCCGAGTAGCATTTGCAAAATCTTTCATGGATTTTTCAGAAAAACTACTGGCCAAAGTAATAACATTTTCAAGTGGAAGATAAATGTTTTGTCGGATATAATCTTGGGAAACATATCTAACACCTGGCGATCTTAAGAACGATTTGTAAAGATCCCGATCAGTAATACTTTTTAATTTATCAAGTGCAGTGACAAAATTTAAAACTTTTTCATTTGGATCAGTCATTTTATTTAAATCTGCAGATGCATTACCGGCAGTTTCAACCATTTTAGACAAATGTCTATTATTTTCCGTAATAAACATTTCCTTTCGTTGGTACTTTACACTATCAGTGTTTTTATTGAGAGCTTTTACAGTTTTATCCAGTTCCATTACTCTTCCTGCAAAAAATTGCGAAGTTCCTTGTTTTAAGTAAGAATAATTATCGGATGAATTTTTCATTGAATTATGTTCGCCAGCTCCTTCATATTTTGTATTATCAACATCAATATTATGAAACTTTCGAATTTTATCCATTGATTCCAATACTTGGGCTCTTTCTTTTTCACTTAATCCGGATTTTTCCAATTCTGTTAATTTTTTAAGAAGTATTTTTTCAATAGTTCCATTAGTAAAACTTTCCCGAAATTCTTCTTGAGACATTTTTATTTTTTTCAAATGTTTGCGAAGTTTATCGGCATAAAAAGTAGTTGGTAAAAGAGATGACAACATTTCGGCAAATCGTTTTCGATTTTTATCTCCAATATCGCCAGTTTTTCTCAAATATTCTACTACTTCTTTAATATTTTGATCATCAATGCTTTTCATAATTTTTTTATCTTTTGGAAGTTTCAATTGATCTCCAAGTTTTTGAATTGTAATATGTAATTGGTTTAAACCTTTTTCATACCGATTAATAAATGCCTTCTCATGATCAGTTAAAGTTTTTGATGATTTTTCTTTTTGAAGAATGTAATGAAGTATTTTATTAATACTGGCAATATCTTTCATAGTTTGGTCTATTTGCAAAACTGTATCTCTTGAAAATGTCAACATTGTTTCGGCACTACCTTGGAGATAATATAAAAGATTCTCATCTTTATTTTCACTCATAAAGTTGGGTCCGTAAGTTTTCTCAACCGCACCATTGAAAATATCAACAAGTCCTCCAAATAGTTTAATATTTGAAGCATTGATTTGTCCTGATGCATTGTTGAAAGCTTCCATTGCTTCCCCTACTGCCTTTGTTTGCCCTTCTAACGACATATCCGGATTGGATTGTGGACGAATTTGAGAAACAGCCTTGTGGGCCGCACCAATAATACTTTCTAACATAGAAAGAGTTTGATCCACTTCGCCACCTCCGAATAACATTCCGTTTTCGTTGCAAAATTTTTGATAATTTTTAGTAAAAGCTTGACAATCGCACATTTTAATAGGATGTGATACCTGGGTTTATTTGATCGCATAAAATTAAAAATAAAAATTAATATTAATTTTGAAATATAATTTGATAAATATTATTTATTTTTTAAAATTGGAGGTTATTAAAGCATGTCTATCGTTTGCAATCCTAAGAATTACCTGAAAGAAAACCATGCAGATTTTTACAAATTGTTAAAAAAACTTTGTATTGATCCTAAAGGTGCCAGGGGAATTTTAATTCCACCAAAGTCGGAAATTGACAGACTTAATAAAGAATATTTGAAGGCTAATAAAAAAAATTCCGAAAGTAGGAATATTTACATCAAAGTTGGCCGGACTTTATCAATGTACCTCCTTAAACGTCCAATTGAAGAAGGTTTTGAAGGTGGTTACATTGAAACTGTTATGTCAAAACTTGGATTAAAAGTGTATCCTGTAAAATCTGGAAAATTTGTAGTAGAATCCGGCGAAGGTTATTCAACTAAAAGTAATGGAAAATTATTGGAAGTATATGGAAAACCATCCTATAAAGAAGATAAATTTTTGGAATTTTCAGTTGCAACTTTAGATTCTGCACTTGCATTTGGAACTCCTGATTATAATAAAGAACTTAAACTTGAGGGTGGCCACATGGAAATGGTTGAATCCAAAGAGGCAAAAGATATTAAACAATTCTTGGCAATGCAATTTGATGACCAAGTTAAAATGAATTGTAAAAAAAATTATTATATTTCTACAATTGCAGGATTAATGAAATGTGCCGAGTTATGTAATATGACTGCCGATTTAAAAGCAATTGCCAATTATTGTTACGAATCTCCTGCTGCAACTTTTTATATTTTATTACAGCCATTTAGCAGGTCTCAAATTGTATCGGATGAATTAATTCAAAAGTGGTGTGGTGCACCTTATTATCCAAGCAACTTTGATGAACATAGAAATGAATTTTGTAAAAAATATTGTACAAACAAAGAAGATTCGGAAAGAACTTCTATGTTGCAAGCTAACGAATTTACAAGTATGAATGATTTTAAAAATACAGTTATTGAAACATATGTTGAACATTATAAATCTTCCGACTTTAATCCAATGGAAAAACTTTGGGCAGATGAATTTGCATTTCAAATGGACAGATGTGAAAAAGGAAAACCAATTTGCGATTGTTTAAAAACAATATTAGACATTGCTCGCTCATATCCAGGTAATGATTATAAATCCGAATTATTGACAACTACTGCCAACTATCCAAATCTTGATAAATCCAACTTTAAGTCCCATATTACTCATTTCAAATCTGGAAAATATTTCATGCATTGCATGTGTTCAGGGTCTTACCAACCAGGAGATATTCCAACCAAATCTTGTTATATTGAAAGTTTGTTAAGATTAAATAGTTAAAATTTTAATTATTCCGATCTTCAGGTTTAACATATTTGCCATATATTTTTTTTAATAAAGCCCGTTCCGATGATACCGGTATAAACTTGCCAGATGAATTAAACACTCCATATTCATTTAATTTCCAACCTTTTTCCCGAGCTTTAATCCGGATCTGAATATTAAAATTCTTACTACCAGTAAAATATAATATAGATGCCGGTAATGATTTTTTATTTGTTATTAAAATATCAATTGGGATATATCTATTGATACCTGGCGAATTATATAATAATTTAACTTTTTTTTCGCCGCTTTTTATAATTTTCACCTTGTCGGCCGGGTATGATAATGTCTTGGTTGGAATAATTATAAAATCCAGATCTTTTAATATAGTATTACCTCGGCGATACGAACCGGCAATCAAATAAAAACTACAAAACTTGGCAAACCAATCTTTCCATTCCGATATAACAATAGTTGCCTCTTTCCTACTATATTTCTCTCCATTCAAATATTTAATTGTCAGTCGGGCTTCCAATGGTAAAGTTTCTAAGTCGGATTCCGAAAGTTGGCCAACTTTGGATTTTCCAAGTTTCTCCAATTGGCCGGCCAGTTTTATTCCAATCCCGGTAACATTTTTAATTTCAACATCCGGATTCATTTTATTTTTTTGATTTTAATTTATTTTTAAATTTGATTTTTTAAAATAAATTAAATACAAATATGTACGATACAATTGTTTGTGGTGGATGTGGAAGAAATATTTCTAATGAGGCCGAGGCAATTAACATGGAGAAAAAAAAAATAATTCCTCAATTGGAAAAATACAGCAATTATTTAATTTATGGTGAAACCCTGGATGTTCCAATGAAAGAAATTATAAAAAAATATCATCTCACACCATGTTGTGTTACTGTAATCATGGATAGAGAAAACATTTGTGAAAAAGTTTATGGATTTAATTCAGTTGAAAGGCCAGTTATTTAAATTGGTTCTTCAATAACTTTAATAAACTTGGCCGAATATCCACTTGCAATCATTGATGGCAATATTACTTCTAAAATATCTCCAGGTTTGGCATTATACCATACACATGTTTGATCGGTTTCAATAATTTTTGGAAAAGTAGAATCGTTGAAAATATAAAGCAATTTTAAATAATTTTCAATTTCATCTTTTGGTAAAACCCGAATTTTGATTCCTTTTACATTATGTGTTTTTCGGAGATTTTTAATAAGATAATAAGTCCCATCAATGATTTCGCAATTTGGAATGATTTTTTTTGATTTTTTTGTTTTTGTCAAAATTGCAATATAATAATCGTAATTCAAAGTTTTGATATAATTTTCCAAATTGGACATTGTAAAATAATGGGAATTTTCACAAATTATTCCAATCCAAACCTTTTTCCCACTATTATCTTCTCCAGAATATTCAAAAATACCCGATGAAATTCGTTTATTATTAAATCCAACAACATCCATTTTGGTATAATTGGTTAATTTAATATTTCTGGATTCGCAAAACTTTGGCAACTTTTTGAAAATCTGAAAATGGATTAACTTTTTTGTAAATACTATCTTGTCCGACATTGTGTTTTTTATTTAATATAAAATCAATTTTATAATATATATTTTTTTTTTCAAATATATACCAAAGAGAAAGATGGACGGAGCATTAGATGAAATTTCAAAACTATTTGGCGGAGATGAAAAATCCAAAAAAACTGGAGGAATGGGTAGCAAACTATTAATTGTAGTTGCAGTATTAGTAGTTTTATTTTTACTTATTTTAGTCGGATATGGCATGTATATGTTATATAGTAAATATTCAAACGATGATCCAGATAAAAATACGTTTAGTGGAAGACATGCCGGCGCTGCATATCAATATAAAGTAAATCCACAAAGAATGATGAGAAGCAATGGTGAGCCTTTAGATAGATTCCGAGGTGATACTTATGACGGTCCAGACTTGCCAAGAATGAACGATTATACTATTGATACTGAGATTGACAATTACCAAGAACCATATTTTGGATTTATTGGAGACAGATCATGCCCGGAACATGCAGATACTACTAACGAATATGCAATTCCTCAACACCCAATTTTACCAGAAAAACCATTTCAAAATTGCGGCCACTTAAACAAAATGGAAAATCTTTTATATAACATTTAAAAATTTCAAAAAGTTTCATAATTGATATATTTTTTTTTTAATTTATTTCGATTCTAAAGATGTGGAGTGGAATACCTTATGATGAAGTAGAACCTTCAAATATTACAACTGCTGCAAAATACGGAGTTGGTTATATCAGAAATCCAAATAAAATTAATGAAATGCGACCTGGAAAACCACAAATATCTGGTGAGTTTAACAATATGGCCGGATATAAAGAAAGTACACCATTTAAAATGTCAATGATTGGATATTCTACAGATTGTAATTGCAATGGGCCAACATGCGAGTGTAGTGGTGATTATCATAGTACTCCCGGAGATGTTCGAGGACATTATGATCACAAAATGCATAGTAAATTGCAAAACAAAAATTTTAAAAAATTAAATGGAAACAATAATTATTCTAAAAAAAATAAGTTTTTTAACAATAAAAATATGCAAAATTTTAAAGGTAAAAAAAATACATATAATTCAACACCATTTCGACCGGAAATGTTGCATGGAAATAAGTCAAG